TATATACTATTTAGGAGGGTAAAACCTATGGCAATTAAACAAGGTACTGATGAATTAGTCTTAATCCGTAAAGCCGGAGATCGTAAAGATGCAAATAAAGTAATGTGGGTAACAGAATTAGAACGTGAAACTGAAAAAGACAGAGATACAGAAGCTACTGTAGATGGTCCTGTTAACTCTGGAGGTACATTAGAGTCAACGGTTACGATTAACTGCTACATGAACCAAGACGACACGTTATGTGATGAAATTGAAGATGCTACCGAAGAAGATACTCCTTATGAATTATGGGTTATCAATAAAAAAGTTAAAAACAAAGATGGAAAATATAAAGCAGAATATCGTCAAGGATACTGGAATAGTATTGACCGTACTAACGACGCTGAAGATATCGCAGAATTTGAAACTGAATTTGGTGTATATCTTAGAAAAGTTCGTGGTTGGGCAACGTTACCAGAGCAAATCGAGAAAAACAAAGCTGCTTATGGCTTCCACGATACTGTTGCTGCAGATCCAGCTGACGATGGTCTTGTGTCAGAAATCCCACAACCTAACGAACCTAGCACAGCAGAAACTGTATAATATCGAGGGCTAGATGCCCTCTTTTTCTTTTTGACTAAATTTAAAGTGAGGTTATTAATAATATGGAAATCAAATTTAACGGTAAAACAATTGAACTATCATTCGGATTAAAGTTTTTAAACATCATTGATAAAGAAATGGGCATGGAAGCAGAACAAGTTAACTTTGGTAAAGGTACAGAAATGTTAGTACCTGCACTAGAAAGCCACAGTGTAGTAGATGTTGCTAAAGTTATTAAAGCAGCAACAGCACAAGAAAAAGGCGCTCCTAAAACAGAAAAAGATTTAGAAGAAGTACTTGAAGATATTATTCTAAATCAAGGTTTAGAAGAATTCTGCAACGAAGTTATTGAGGAACTGGGAAAGAATGTTTTAACCCAAAACCTTCTTCCGAAAAAATACAAAAAGAACAGCAAGAAGTAGAGGAAGAAGTATTAACGTTTGATCGTATTGTTATCTTATGCATGAGTAAGCTCAAAATCTATGATTTAGATGTTATAGAGCGAATGACACTTAGAGAGTTCAACTATCGTATGTACGCCTTAGAATATGAACAACTAGATAGAGATATGGATATGTATAAACTCGCTTTTGCTATTAGAGACGCAGCTGCAGAGAAGAAGAAACGTGGCGGTAAAAAAGGCGAGACAGAATATCGTTTCAAAAGTGCAGACGATATCATGCATTATCAAGAGAACATTAAACGATTAGACAGGGGCGAACCTGTGAAGTTCGCTTCTGAAAGCAAATTTGAGGAGAATATGCCTCCTAAAGAATTACTTCAACAAATTGCAGAACTTAATAAATAAGGAGGTGGGAACACGTGGCAGAAGCTAATTACAGTATTAAAGCGACAATAGAAGCTAATGCTAAGAAATTTAAAAGTGCCATACAGGCAGCTAAAAACACAGCAGAGCGTTTTAAAGGCACTATGGATAAAATCAAAGATAATGAAATTGATGCAGATGCATCAGGTGTAACTAGTGCAGTAAACAAAGCTAAAAAAGAAATAGAATCATTTAATAACACTCGCGCAGAAGCTGATCTTGATATAGATATTGACGAAGTTAAAAGCAAAGTGCAAATAGCTGAAGAATATGTACGCAAATTCGATGCTTACAGAGGCGACGCAGAGTTAGACGCTAATGTAGCAAGCGCCAAAGCTAATATTGAAGAAGCACAAGCATATTTAGAACGCTTCGACGGATCAAATGCTAATGCGCATGCTGATGTTGACGCAAGAAGAGCTATATCAACGTTATCTAAGCTACAGATTGATTTAGATATGTTTGACGGAAATTCTTATAGTGCTCATTTAGATGCAGATGCAACTAAAGCACGTGTCGCTATAGCAGAAGCTAAAAAGTCGCTTAATAGCTTTGCGAGACAAAAAGCAAAAGCTACTGTCGAAGTTAACGAAGGCGCTGCTGTGTCTAAGATTTTAGCGCTTAAAGCAATGTTACGTTCAATTCCTAACCGAATACACACTAGGATAGATGTTGATTCAGATAAAGCACAAGGTGCATTTAGAGCAATGGTAGCTGGTATTGATAGTTCTATGAACTCATGGAACGCTTTAGCTACACGTATCAGAACAATTGGTACCGTAATTTCTAACATGATAAAGGGTTCTTTAATTTCCAATATAACGTTGGTAGTTCCTATCATTGCTTCGATGGTTCCTGCATTATTTGCTGTTCTTAACGCTATCGGGGTTGTAGCTGGTGGAGCTGCAGGATTAGCAGCTGCATTTGGTGTTGCTGCAGGTGGAGTTATGGGATTTGGAGTTATGGCTGCAAGTGCTATTAAAATGCTTAACGATGGAACTCTACAAGCTACAGCTGAAACGAAAAAGTACGAAAGTGCCTTACAAGGTGTTCAAGATGCTTGGCAAGGTATTATAGAGAAAAACCAAAGTCAAATCTTTAACACAATGGCTAATGGCTTAAACATGATTAAAGTGGCATTAGCAGGTTTGTCTCCTTTCATTAGTGGCGTGTCAAAAGGAATGGAACAAGCGAGTGCTAAAATGCTTGATTGGGCTAAAAACTCTCAAGTTGCACAAAAGTTTTTCCAAATGATGGGCACAACAGGTGTAAGAATATTCAATAACATGCTAAGTGCAGCAGGCAATTTTGGTAGTGGTGTAGTAAGTGTTCTCACACAACTAGCGCCACTTGCAGATTGGGCTGCAGCTGGATTTAAACGAATGGGACAAGCTTTTAATTCTTGGGCGCAGTCATCGGCTGGACAAGAAGCTATTAGATCCTTTGTTGAATATACTAAACAGAACTTACCGTTAATCGGACAAATATTCGGAAATACCTTCAAGGGTATTTTTAACCTCATGAAAGCATTTGCACCGAATACACACTCTATATTAGAATCTCTAGCGCAAATGTCTGAAAAGTTTGCTTCATGGAGTGCTACGATAGCGCAATCAGACGGATTTAAAAAGTTTATGGACTATATCAATACAAATGGTCCTAAACTAATAACATTATTAGGTAATATAATTAAAATCATCATTAATGTGGGAACAGCTATGGCGCCACTAGCTGCAGCTGTATTAGATGTTGCTATTGCGATTACAGATTTTATCGCTAAATTAACGGAGGCATACCCTGCTATTGGTATATTATTAGGTTTAATTGCTACATTAGCAGGTGTATTCATGACACTAGGTCCTCCTATCTTAGGTGTTATCGATTTTATTGGAACATTTATTAAAGTATTTACAGGCGCAGGAACAGTTATAGAAGCATTAATGTCTGTAGCTTCGGCATTGGCTCCAGTATTTGAAGCTATTGGAGTTGCTATTGCAGCGATAGATGCACCAATATTATTAATTATTGCAGGAGTAGCAGCGTTAATAGCTATATTCGTTGCTTTGTGGAATTCATCAGAAGTATTAAGAAATGCTGTGAGCGACGCGTGGAATGCTATTAAAGATGCAGTAGGGAACTCAATACAAGCTGTTATTGGATTTTTAGGAGACTTACTTTCTCAAGCGCAATCCATTATGGGACCTCTTGTACCTATATTTAAAAATGCTTGGGATACAATCGTGCAAATTGTTGAAACAGCAGTTAAGTTAATCTCTCCAATTGTTTCGCAAGGTTTCCAAGCATTAGTTGCTGTTGTAAGTACGGTTTGGACTGTAATATCTACAGTTATTAAAGTTGCTTTTGATGTGATCATTGGAATTATTACTGTAGCTTTACAGATACTTAGTGGCGACTGGTCGGGTGCTTGGCAAACAATATTAAAAGTTGGGCAAACAATTTGGCAAAACATTGTTTCTGCGGCTCAAGCTATATGGGATATTTGGAGTAAATATCTACAACAAACTTGGCAAAATGCAGTCAACTTCTTTAGTACAATATTTGGCGCATTAGTTGGTATTGCAACTTCAATTTGGAATTCAATCGTTAATGCTATTATCTCTGTAGTTACTGGCTTAGGTACATTCCTTGCTAACATATGGAACGGAATTGTTACTTTAGCACAAATACAATGGTCAATATTAGTTACAGTGGCACAGACAGTTTGGACAGCCATTGTCACAGTAATAACTACAATAATTTCAACTTTGGTTACAATTGTTACTACAGTTTGGACTACCATTGTTACAGTCACACAAACGATTTGGACGGTTCTTGTTACTATTGCACAAACTATTTGGACTGCGATATCAACGGTCGTTATGACTATCGTTAATATCATCGTTACTATCGTTACAACAGCTTGGACAACGATTTCTACTGTAACATCTACTATATTTGGTGTTATCTCAACCATAGTCTCTACTATATGGAATGTTATAAAAGGAATAATACAAGTTGTGTCTGCGATTATCGTTAGTATCGTTACTGGAAATTGGTCGAGATTAAGTGCTATTACAAGTTCTATAATGTCTGCGATTTCTTCTTTGATATCTTCTTTATGGAATTTAATTAAAAGTACGATTATTAACGCTGTAATGGGCGCTGTTCATGCAGCTGTAAGTGGATTTATGAGAATGCTCAGTTCTATAATTTCTGCTATGCGAGGAATTGTTAATGCAGTTATTAATGGTATGCGGAATGTTGTGAATAATGTTAGAAATGGTGTGAATAATGCTGTAAATGCCGTTAAAAATTTCGTGGGTCGATTTGTAAGCGCTGGTATGGATCTGATGAGAGGTTTAGTTGATGGTATTAAAAGAGGTATGCAATGGGTAGTGAATGCAGCTAAAGGTGTAGCTGAAAGAGCTGTGAATGCTGCTAAAAGCGCATTAGGCATTCACTCTCCATCAAAAGTGTTTAAAGGAATTGGTGGTTACACAATGGAAGGTTTCGCTATTGGTATCAATAGTGAAGGAAAAAATGTGATATCAGGCATGGGTGCAATGGCTCAAAGAGTATCTGATGCTTTTGATCCAAGTCTAAATGTACCAAGTATACAAAGAGACCTTAAGAGTGCGAGTGCATCAGCTAATGCTAATATCACTCACACTCACGAATATAAAACAAACCCATCACAACGTGTTGTAACTGTAAAAATGGATGTTAACAACGACGCTTTAACTCATATTGTCAACGGACAAAATGCAGATAGAGATGCAACATTCACATTCTAGGAGGTCAGGCAATGGATTTAGAAATTAAACAAAAAGATGGCGCTAAATACAAGTTGTCTGACTTCGGTTTTCGAGTGAAAGATATTGTCATCGAAAGCCCGGAGATAGAGGACAACTACGAAACAAAAGAAAACACAAGTGGTCGTATGTTACTTAGTAGTCAGTACCGTAAAAGGAAAATTACGGTACCCTGCTATGTAGTTAGTACGAAACTTAATGATATACCAAGATTAAGAGATAAATTTTATGATTTGACAGTAAACACTGAACCTGTATGGATTAGAGAACTTAGATATGCCGAAGAGCATAATTACAAGTTTTTACAACCGACGGAAGATGAATATCAATCGTACGATAAATATGGTTATCCAGTATTCGATCATAATATGATGAACGATAATTACTATACTAGTGGTAAACAGTATCAAGTTAAATGTTCATCAGTAATAACACCTGATAATAAAGGTAATGTGATTAATTTCGACTTAGTTTTTGAAACAATTGAAATACCTTTTGCCGAGAGTATTGGTACTTCTTTAGATTTAGAGAACAAACCTAACAAAGCGTTATGGTCTAATGATATGTTAGTACCGTTTGACGAAGAAAACGACAAAAGAACATACACTTTTACTAATATTTGGAATAACAGTGTTTATTACCACGGAAATGTACCTAATAACGAATTTAAACTCTATAAAAAAGTAACTATCGTTCTAGGTAAAAGTGTAAGCAGTAAAGAAAGCTTCCGATTTACGCTAGGAAAATCTGATTATATGAAAATCAGTAATATTAATTTGAAAAAAGGCGACAAGATAGTGTATGACGGAGTTCAAACGTGGAGAAACGGCACTCCAATTAATCATCGTTGTACAAATGCACAACCTAAATTCTATCCTGGCTGGAATGATTTCGCTTTTAATCAACAGGTTAAATCAGTAACTTTTGATATGAAATTTTATTATAAGTAGGTGGTTATTAAATGCCAGTATTATTTAGCCCTATAAGAGGAATAGGCGAGCCAGTTTATGTCACTACTACAACAACATCAAAGTTAGGTTCTGAAACAGTTGTACAATGCAAATTGCTTGAAGATAAATATAACTATAATGTTATACGAGGTATTGATAAACGCTGGACACTGACGCAGTTAACAGGACCTAATGACAAGAGAGAATACGTTGCTTATATCATCGATAGACAAACACATGGTAGAAATCAAGAAGTTGCTGTAACACTTAGAGAGAAGCCGATAGATATTATCAAAAGAAAGAGAGTGTATGACAAAATAGATGGTCCTCATAAACCACCCGACTTTTTTGAAAAGATATTTAAAGGCACTGGACTTAAATTCAAAGTGCCTGACAATATGTTTGTTTCTGAAATCAAAGATTCTGGCGAGGGAGAAAGTGTCGAGGATCTATTGAAAAAAGGATTAGAAGCATGGGATTTAGAGTTTGATATACATCATGATTACAAAACAAACACGTATACTTTTGAATTCACTCCGTATTTAGAGAAACAAGCAACTTATCATATTGATGATGAAATTAACGCAAACAATATGAAATTAGAAGAAGATAGTGGTCAGATGTATACCTATGTTAAAGGGTACGGTTCTTATACTGATGAAGAGGGTTTAGATGGTGCAGGTCTTATTGTTGAATTTGAGCACCCTAATATGAAAGATTACGGTAGATTTGATGCACCACCTGTTAAAGATGGTTCAATCACTGATCCTGATATTATGCGAGCTAGATTGCAAGCTGTTATTAATGCATCTATAAAACGCTCTTTAACTTTGGATTTTATAGCTTTGCGACAACATTATCCTAATGCAGTGCCTAGAGTTGCAGATATTGTTAAAGTTAAACATTCTATATTAGGTATCAATGAATTTATGAGAATTGTAGAAGTTAAAACTATTAGAGACGCTGAAAATAAGATAGTAAAACAAGACGTAACTTTAGGAGATTTCAATCGTCACAACCGCTATTTAGAACGAATTAGTCAAGCAGCACAAGTTGTAGGTGGTTTAGGTGGAGGATTTGCCAATTCATATCGAACAACATATGCAAAAGCAAATGCAGCTATTACTTCTACAAGAAAGTCCATCGACTCTAACAAAGCATTGCATGGAAACGCCAATGGAATAAGAGCAATTGTAGAAAAAGACCACATACTAGAATATAACAGAAATGGTAAATTCCGAGTGTCTCATGATCGTGGTAAGACATGGCAAGTTATCGCAAGTGCTAAAAGTGGATTTAACAAGTACGTAATACCAAAAGCAACAGATAAAGCATCTGGACTGATGAGTAATAATGATAAAAAGAAAGTTGATAGACTTCATTATAATCGTCTCAAAATGCAAGGTGAAAATGGTAAGTATTACAACATTACAATAGATAAAGATGGAAAACTACAAGTTAAGGAGGCGTAGCAATGCGAAAGACTATCTACACAAAACTAGATACTTTATTTAGTTCGCGTTATGTTAGAGAAAACGAACTCAATTACACTGCTATAAGAGATATGCTTACTAATATCGAAGAAATATTAGTAAAGCATGGAAAAACTGAAAAGCGAGCACATAACTCTGAACAAATTGTATATACATTGCCTACTGGACCTAATGTTACTGTAGGTCAAGAGTTAGGTTATCAAAGTAAACGAATAAGAAACTTAGTTTTAGGAACTATCGGTAATGGGCTTCAAGAAGTGAGAGATAGTCGTACATCAATTGACGCTCAAAATTTCCCTATACTTTCAGAAAGACTAAGACATGATTTCACTAGAATAGATGAAAAAATAGACAAAGAACTAAATGTGGCTGATGACGCTACTTATCTATTTACTCCTCCATTTATCGCTAGTGCAGAACAAGGTGTTAATGAAACACCTAATAATAACGATCCCGATGACAATAGAAAAGTGTTTTATGACAAATTTGTTGACAACAAGTATGTTACGAAAAAATATGTAGGTAAAGACCAAAGTAACCAGTACAATGTTTATGCTTATGATTTCAAACCTCAAAACTATACAAAAACCTTACTCATCACATCATGTATACACGGGAATGAATACAGCGCATTTTATGCTTTAAGTCGATTTATGGATTTAGTCGTCAATGAATGGAACAAGTATTCACAACTCGCTTATATACGTAAAAACGTTAGGGTGGTTATAGTTCCTATTGTTAACCCTTGGGGATTTGCTAATAATGAACGCGAGAATGTAAATAATGTAGACTTAAATCGTAATTTTGACTATTATTGGTCAAATGGTAGTGGTACACGTTCTACTGGTAAAAATTACAAAGGTACAAAACCTTTTAGTGAAAGAGAAAGTAGGAATATGAAAGCGTTAGTAGAAGGCTTAGGAGATATTACAGCTCACGTCGATTGTCATAACATTACTTCTCAAGTGAGTGACTATTGTTTATTCTATCCTCGTTTTGCAAATCAACCTAATAACGTGATGACTGAAATGCTTTCAGAAATGTCTGATCATGGAGATTATGTAACTTGGGGTTCAAGTACATTAGCTTCGTTTAGTAACTGGGTAGGTATTAAGCATGGTACAACCTCTTTCTTACCTGAAGTGTACGAAGGCAGAGCAGGAAAACCTAGAGGTGCTCAAGAGATGTGGCGTTCAGTTTATTACTTAGGAAATATTATCTCCAAACTATCAAAACTAGACACTAACAAAGAAGGCAGAATTGCTAATCAACCTATTGTAAAATCTTTGGTTTATAGTAGCAGATTTGATAAAAAAGATACTAAACCATTTTCTCTTATTGCAAAAAAAGATTACCAACGTATGCTAATGACACAACAAAGGTTCCAAGTTACAGCTAATGGCTTTGTAGAGTTAAACGGTTCTATTACTGTTGAAGTTGATAGAGATACAACGATAGCTGTAGCACCATATGTTGTACAAAACTATCACCCGTACAGCGGTAATGGAAAAAGTAGAAAACGTCACTTATACAGAGTGAGAATGCCAGTTAAAAAAGGTTGGCATACTATCCCGCTGCATGCAATAGCTCCTGTTCAATATTCAACAACGAGTCCAAATAACGTACACAGATCAAACGAAGTTATGGGTGTTGTTGATATATTAAGAACTAAAGGTGTTGCAAAGGTTAGAAACTTAATTATTAACCTTACTTTCACACCATCACATACACACACAGCAGTTCAAATTCTTAAATCTGGTGGGTATGGTAACCAAAAAGAAAAAACATTCCATCAAGTTTATCCTGATAAACCAAGCGCATATACTAAGACAAACAAAATTATTCATAAAACTAAAAAGAAAAAATAAGGAGGCTTCATAATGGATGGATTTTACAAAGAAGCAAGAATAACTACTGTCGATGAACCTTATTTAAAACCGATATCTGACGAAGGTATCGGTTTTTATAATATGGATATAAATACTGCGGTATTAACTTTTCAAGTGCGTAGAGAAATAAACGGGGAAAGTTATCCCCTAGAGATTAGCGAAGCTAATACTGAGATAACAGCTTATTTTGTTTCTGATAACGGTTCTTCAACCGGAAGGGTTAAAGTTGAATATGTTAATCCTATGAAAGGCATTATACGTTTAACTTTAGACAGTAATTTCCTAAAGGCTTCTACTGACACTCATGTGACTGGTCAAATTTATATCAAAGCAGTTGGTCGTAAAGATACAGTTGTACTTAACGAGTTTCGCTTTTACGTAAAAGATGCATTAATTAACCAGATAGATGCTGATATTAAAATCAGATATATTAGAGAGATTGACGATCTTGTTGATTTAGTAAAAGACAGAATTGATACTGTAT